TTCTTCGCCAACCTGCGGGAGCCGGGCGCTTTGCCAGAGTCCGCCGCGCCCTCTCTGCCGCCGGCCCGCGGCCGCAGCCGCAAGGTTCGCGTTCTCTCCGTAGACACCGGCGACCCGGATTTCCCCGTCGGCATCGGCGGGCAGCAGGTCTTTCAGGCCGGCGCGGTTTTTAACTCCGCTTCATCGGCGTCTATAAACCTCTGCCGCGCGGCCAACCACATTGCGCTTCTGATGAAAGAGGTAAAGCACCTCCCCCTCGCGGCGCGTCAAGTTACGTCTCGGGGCGTCTCTTTCATGTATCAGGACGAGTTTCTCCAATATCAATTGTCCTTGACAACCAAATAACGCGCTCCGAATTTGACAAAGCTACGAAGGTATGCTAGAGTAGAAGTAATGTTCTGGCACGTTCTAATCTTCCTCGCCGGCTATGTGCTGGGCATCGGGACTTGCATCTTCTGCTTGTCCCTGTGCCTGGCCGCCGGCTTCGAGCGCGCGGACCAAAAAGGCCAATGACTATGGCAACCGACATCACCCACGAGGCCGGGAAAGGCCCGCGCAAGCACAGGAACGTCTCGACTTCCGCTTATCGCGAGGGCTGGGATCAGATCTTCGGGGTCAAGGTTCCGCCTCCGGCCTCTGACGGCTGGCTCACAACTTGCACTTGTTCTCACGGTGGGGAGTGGTGTCAAGCGCTCCCCGAAGCCGGAGATTATATTTGTTCGCGTCTGGCAGGTCACGAGGGGGAGCACGTCGCGTGTTCACCTGGTTTGATGATGCACCGCCTGCGAGTATGGGGCTGAAGCGCAGGAACGTCTCGACCCAGGCCTACCGCGACGGCTGGGCTCGAATCTTCGGACACCGGGCCGCGCAGCTTTCCCTTCGGCTGGAGCCGGCAGCGCCGGATGTCATAGCTCGCGACTACTGGGAGAGCCTGGGCGGGAAAGTGTTTTGGACAGAAAAAATGATTTTAGGGATAGGGCTCCTGAATTCCGCGCAAACGGAACGACGAGCCCGACAAGCGACAGGGCCGTTCCCTTTGCGGGGAGGAAAACAGCATCCGCCGAAGAAGCGGAGGAGCATGATCGGCCCTAGTGCATGAGTTCTAACATGTGGCTCATTGATGTATAACTCGTTTCCCTCTCTTTTTAGGTTGCAAACTCGGGGCTTTGGTGGTATTGTGAAGTAGAAGTAAAAACAACGTATGACTATTGCAATTCCTTCCATGTTTGCCGCTGCGGCGATTGTTGTTGCCGGCGGCAGTTTTGGCTCTGCTCTCCTGGGCATCTTTCTCGTGGTGCTGATTGGCCTGGTGGTCTGGGCCTTGGGCCGCTGGATATTCCCGATGTTAGGAATGCCGGCAACGGGCATGAAGATTTGGGATGTGATTTTTGTGCTTTTGGGGGCGCTGGCCTTCATCAACTTTGTCGCCGGCTTGGCGGGTCATCCGCTGGTAAGCTGGTAAGCTCCGATACGACTTATGAAACAGAATACCAATACTGATGGGCGAGAGGGTGAAGTAGGCGCTGGCCAGCCCCAGGCTCCTCGCAGCATCACCATCGAAACCGCTGACCAGGCCAGCAACAATCTGCCCTATAACCCCGGCGGCACGCCCAATGGTTTGGGCTCTCGCTGCCCCCTGGTCGGCGAGCCGGTAACCTGGGGCGGCAGCAAAAAGTAAATGCGCCCTGAGCTTGAAAAAATTTTCCGGTGTCTTGTGACGCTGGAGGAAAAGCTAACCAATAACAAAAGGTCTCTTATGTCCGTTCTCGCAAACCTAACTACTTCCGTTGACAATCTGACTGCCGCCGTTACTGCTGTCGTGGCAGTTTTGCCGCCGGTTGCGCCCAGCACTCCCGACAGCGATGTGCTCGCGCAGGCGGCCCGCATTGATGCGCAGACCGCTGCGTTGAATACCGCTCTCGCCGGCGCTCCTCCGGTGGCCACCAGCGGCTCAAGCGGCCCCGGCGCGTAATCTTCCACGGGTGGGGAATCAGGCCGCCGGCCTGGGGATTTTAGTCCTTCGGGTCGGCGGCCGTTTTCTTGAATGGACAACAATTCAGACCTGACTCTTCCCGCTTCCTGGTATCGGCCTTCACCCGATATGCAGGAGTTTCACAAAAGCCGGGCCACAATTAGGGCGCTTGTCGGCGGACGTGGAACGGGAAAAACTACCGGGATTGCTGTTGAAGCCATAAGTCACTGCTTTTTCAACGCGGGCGCGAAAGCGTATATTCTGCGGAAGACTCAGGACAGCAACCAGGACACTACACTTGAAACTTTTGAGCATCAGGTTTTTCCCAACATGGGAACTGCTTACCAGGACACCGGGGTTTCACTTTTCAAAAAGCTTGACGGGGGTAAGTGCTTTCGGTTCCCGTCACAGATGGCAGTTGAAAAATTCAACGCCTGGAAGACCACCACCCCCCGCGCTACGAAAGCGCAAACTCTAGTCTGGCTTGAGTCCGTGGGAAACCTCTTCTGCTCCTGGGTTTATTTCGCGGGCGTGCCTGAAGAGCGTTATCGAGCCAGCCGCTTCCGTGGTTACGAGTGCTCTCTCTTGATCTTTGTCGAGGCGGACCAGCTTGCGAAGGAAGACCTGGACCTGGGCGTCGCCACGCTGCGGTGGAAAGGGGCGGACCCGGCAACCTGTGACAACAAGGGCTTCATTCGGGATTCTGGTATAATTCTTGACACTAACCCGCCCGGGACGAAGCACTGGATTGCGAAGCTTGAGAAGGAGTCGAAGGACGACCCCTCAGTGCGCTTCTGGCACCTGCGCACGCGCGACAACGCGCACAACCTGCCTGCCGGCTACACTGAGAGCCTGGAGCGCCAATACCGCAGCAACCCGGCCATGTATGACCGGATGGTCCTGGGCAAGTATGCGGACGCCTTTGACGGGACGCCAGTGCTTTACTCTTTCCACCAGAGCCACGCTTACGAGAACTTGCCCTGGCCGTCAGGAGCCTATCTGATTCGTGGCTGGGACTTTGGCTCTACGCACGCGGTTGTCTTCTCCGCGTATTGGGCGGACGATAAAGACGAATACTGGTGGGACCTGCACGAGTATTTCGCGCGCCAGTCAGACGTGGACCGGCAATGCAAAGCGGTCCTGGAAATCACTGAGTCGGTTTTCCCTTTCTGGAACGACCGTTCCATTTGCTCTGGCGTGAAGGATTATTGTGACCCAGCCGGCAACGCCAAGACGGACAAAGGTTCGAGCGTCAAGGTTCTTCACACCTACGACATCCACCCCGGTTTTATCCGCATGGGCCTTCAGGAATCCATTGCCGTTTACAACCGCTTGCTGACGAAGAAGGACCGATTCGACAAGGACATTTACCGGATTGATAAGGGCACCTGCCCCATGCTTTACATTGCGAGCGGGGGCGGCTACCGCTACCCCGTCGAAGGAGAACCCGGTTTCGGTGGCGACGAGCCGTTGAAAGGGCCTGCGGGCGGAGACTACGACCACATTTGCTTTTCCGGCGACACGCTGATTCTCACTGAGTTTGGCGAGAAGCCTATTTCAGAAATCAGAGCGGGCGAGTTTGTTTGGACGCGCGCGGGGCTGCGCCGAGTTTTGCAGTCCTGGAGGACGGCGTCCGACGCCGAAACGCGCGGCTACTCCTTCACTAATGGAAGGAGCTTTCGGGCTACAAAAAATCACCCAGTTTGGACTTGCGTTGGAGAGTGGAAGGAGGTATGTTGTTTAGATGAGAATGATTCTGTTCTATGCGTGTCGAGCGAGTTTGCGCCGCGTGTGGAGCGAAGTATCTTCAGAACTGCTACGCCCGGGTTAGGTCTAGGGGTTGTCCGGTATGCCGGCCCTACAAGCCCCGCCAGACGCGAGCCGGTGTATAACCTGACTGTAGAAGGCGAGCACGAGTATTTTGCCAGCGGCATTTTGGTGAGCAATTGTGACGCCAGCCGTTACGCAAAATTCAATTGCTTGCGCTTATTAAGAGAGGAAGTCGAGCAGTCCAAGAACACCATCGGCGCGCTGGAGCGGAAGGAAACCCCCAACATCTCGAAGCGGTATTACTAATCTTGACTTCCCCGCCAAAATCAGCTACCTTGAAGAGATTATGGCACCACTAAACGACTCTGACATCTCGGGCGCTCCTGCGGAGTCGCCGGACACCAGCATTCCAAGCGCTCCTGCGGAGTTGCCGGTCGTCAACCCGACGCTCACCTTGAACGACGAGCAGGCCGCTGACTTTCTGGCCGCTAATCCCTGCAAGGTTGGCGACACGGTGACCGCCACGCTTCAGCTTAAGCTCACGGGGCAGAACGACGACAAGCTCGGCAAGAGCGCGACGTTTGAGGTTCTGTCGGTGGGCGGCCCTGAAGGTGACGAGGGACCAGAGGGTGACGAGGGCGAGAACACCGGCGGCGAAAACACTGCCGACGAAGGCGAGGGTGCGACTGCTGACGACGAGCTCGCGCGCGAAGCGGCTGCCGAGGCCCCCGTTGAAAGCCCCGACGAGGAAGAGAAGACCCTCGGTTACAAGCGCCCCAAAGTCAAGAAAGAGGAGCCCCCCATTAAGCCGAAAGACCTGGAGGACTAAACGCTATGTTACATTACGCCGGCCCAGCCATTGGCCCTAACGGCCCAGTATCCGCTTCACTGCCGCCAACCATGCCGGGAACTATGCCGAGTGCTATTCCCAACGCGCCGTCGGCGGGCGGGCCGCCTCCGGGCGCTATGCCACACGCCGGGCCGTCTCTGTCTGCGCTGGCGGCCATCATGCAGCGCCCGACTGGCGGGCCGAACGCTGCGCAGGGACCGCCGCCTCCTCCGCAGTATGTCACCACGACCCAAGAGGACGGCAGCATACTTCTTAGGATTAAGAATCCTGATGGGTCGGTTGGTCCTGTGGTTAGGGTTTTGCCACCTGCCACGGCTATAGGTGACCACCCCAGCAATCCGAAATCTCGGGCTCCGAAGTAAACTTGTCCGCAGAACTACGGATACTGAATTTGTTGACGAGCGAAGACAAGAGGGCGATATTGTAAGCGCATGAACGTGAACGTTGAGCAGAAAGACGAGACGGCTAAAACCTTCAGCCCCTTTGGGCTAAAGGCAACATCTCGAAGGGAGCAAAATGGACCGCATAGTCGCACGCCGGCTGGAGGAAGATAAGGATTATCGAGCCCGCTTGGTAAAGCTGGCAAAAGACTACTTAAGACAAGGTCGCGACGCGCTGGCCTATTGGTCAAGCGACTTCGACACGGCCTATGACACCCTTTCTTGCTACGCTCCGCTGACCAAAAAGGACATGGAATCTATAGAGCGCGGGCACCCCAAGCGCTTCGTGTTGCCGATGACCGCAACACAGATTACTACAATGTCAACCTACATTGCTCAGACGTTGTTTGGGCAAGAGACCCCCTGGAAAGTGGAAGGCCGAAGACCAGAGGATGAAGTCCCTGCGGAGCTTATCAACCAGCTTCTGCGGTGGAATGCGGAGCAGCAGCCGACTTACCTTCTGGGGTATCTCTGGTGTCAAGACTGCATCGCCGTCAACCGGGGTGTCTTCTATAATTCCTGGGCTCCCATATTTCGCCCAGAGATGGTTGAGGTTCCGGTGGCGGACCCCAACGACCTGGACGAGAACGGCGTGCCCAAAACTTACATGCGCCCGACCCGACGCAATAAAGTTATCGGGAGCTTCAACAAGCTGGAGATAGTTTCCCCATACGATTTTCTTTGTGACCCGGCCCTCCCTCTTCTGCGCATTAATGAAATGCGGTTTTGCGGCCACCGGACGGTCATGCCTATAACTGAGTTGCGCCGCCGCTCTAAACTTCCGATTGAACACCCTGCGTATGTTCTGCCGAGCGCAATCGAAGACCTTGTCGCGAAGAGCAAGAAGGGTATTGCTCAGGCCGATGCTGCCGTGCCCTCTCTGCCCGGCGTCCTCCCCAACCCCGCAGAGATACGTTTGAGCCGCACGGCCTACGAGCGCACGCGCGCCCTACAGCCGACCGGCAACACTCAGGCCGATAAAAACGACACCTCGAACACCGAGGTTTTCGAGCTTTGGGTTCGCCTCGTCCCCTCGGAGAACAAGATTTATGAAGACGAGCCCACCCCAACCAAAGTGGACCAGGTCGCCTCCGCCGTCGGTCCCGTTGGCTCCGCCGAGATGGGTGCCACAACTCCCGCCGCCCCCAACCCTCAAGGCGCGCAGCTTAACCTCGCGGGCGTGGACCTGGCCGGCGCTGTGTCGCCTCAGGAGACAGACACATCCGACGAGCCAGTTATCTTTCAGATTCTAATTGCCGGCGGCGACGTGCTTCTGTCTATGACCGAGTCCACGTATGCCCACGGCCTATTCCCCTACTCTGTCGGCGAGGGCCGGCCCAACGCGCATTTCCAATTCTCGCCGGGCTGGATTCAAATCTTGAAGGGTCTCCAGGACTACATCGACTGGCTGAAGAACCGGCATCAGGAAGCCTTATCTCGCACATTAGGTAATATTTTCGTCTATGATCCCTCTCGCGTGGATGTCGCGGATTTTATGAACCCCGACAAAGAGGGGCTCCTCATCGCCATGAAGCCCGAAGCTTTTGGCACGAGGATTTCTGATGTCATTCAGCAGATTCCCATTAAGGACTTGACGGAGAACTTTCTGGAGGAAGCAATGGAGTTCGTCAAGTTCTCTGAATCCGTCACCGCCGCCAGTTCCGGGATGCAGGGTGTCGTTCCCAACGGCGCAGACCCGAGCGCGACCCAGTTCGCCGGGACTCAGCAAATGGGCGCTGGGCGCATGGCTTCAATCGCGCGCCTTCTGTCTTCGCAGGCTCTCGTTCCTCAAACACGCCAGTTTGTGAGCAATTTCCAGCAGTTCCTCGACCAGTCGCAAATCGTCCGCTTCAAACCGACCGACCCGACCAACATCCCGCCCGAGCTGGCAGACGCCGCCGCCGTAAATGTGTCAAAAGACACCATTCAGGGCGAGTATGAGTATATCTCGCATGATGGCACGCTGCCTGGCTCCGATGGCCGTAAGGTCGCCGGCATTGCCAAACTCCTGGAGTCCGCCCCTGCCTTCCCGCAGTTCTTCACTGAAGCCCCCGGCAACATTAACGTGCGCAAGCTTCTGCTCGTGGGGGCTAAAGCGCTTGGTCTGCAAGTTGAAAACTTTATCTATGACTCTTCGACTCCGCTTCCCGGCGGCCCTCCTGGCGCTCCTCCTGGCGGCCCTCCTGGCGCTCCGATGCCGCCGGCTGCTTTACCCCCTGTCAACCTTCCGCCCGGCGTAGGAGGCCCTCCAGGCCCCAGCCCAGCGACGCCTGCGTTGCCTGACCTGGCCGTCCCGTCTCTGACTCCCGTGCAGAATCCGCAGCCCAGACCCGGCAACATCTAGTTCTACTATGCGCTCCAGCACTGTTACGCCCGCCCCACAGCCCCCCGTGAATCGGTATATTCATTTAGGGCTTACTCCCGCGCAGCAGAGCATTATTCTGGGTGGCCCGAGTAGTTCCTCAAGAGCCGGCACATCTGGACAGCCGTCGTCTTATTCTTCCGGCCCTTCCCTTCCCGAGCCGCCGACTGTGTTCCCTGTTACAGTCTCCCTTGCTCGCAGTACGACAGGGCAAAGTTATGGCACTTCTTATATCATCACGCCGGGCGACTTAACGCACAGTCTAACTTTGTCAAGCGATGCCGTTGTTAGCTCTTCCGCAGACGTGGGTGTTGATTGGGGATGGCAGCTCTATAACGACGAAACTGGGGACCTTGTTTGGTATGGTGGCGGCAATGGCGTGTCTGGAGGACCTGAAGGCGCTTGTGGTGCCCCCTTCCCGGTGCATGCTGATGGGGTTGTTGTTCCGTTAAACACCACTAGATGGAGACTGGTTCCCAGGCTCCGCATAACAGGCGCGAATTCAAATAGCTGTCCTTCTTCGGCCACGCTTACGGCGGACTACAGTTAGGCTGGCGATTTACCATGCGCCGCGCAATCGGCGGCTCTCTACAACGCCGTGCAGGCTCTTCGTATCGCCCTGGGCGGCGGGTATATCTAAGTGACAATCTTGTTGACCTCATTCGGCCAATCTGCTACGCTTGTCTTAGATGCTGAACGCGCTGGACATTGACCCGAAAAACCTCGAATTTGATTTCGGGCGGGACTGGACGACTTTCCAGTCCGGCAGGGTTTGCACGTTCCTGGCCCTTTTTTTGCAGATGCAAATTGGAAAACTTTGCCGGGCGCTGGAGACGGCAGCCACGCTTGAGGACATGAAGGAACTTCAAGGTCAGATTGCCGAGGCTAGGCACCTGCTGACAGTTCTAGGTCTTTCAGACGCCAAGCCGCAGGTTTTACAAGTCGTCGAATTCTTAAAAACAACTTATGGCAGATAACATTCCCCCTACTGGTGCCCCCGCTCCCGCGCCGGCAATAACCGCCCCCGCTATACCCGACGTGCAGCGGCTCTCCGTCCCCGCGTCCGCGCTTTTTAGCCCGGAGGATTTGACGATGCCCGAGCCCAAGCCGGCGGCCATTCCTGCTACGACTCTTAAGCCGAGGCCGGAAGCTGTTCCCGCTTCGGCTCCCGAGCCTTCCAAGCCTGCGGCTCCCGAGCCCACGCCGGTCCCCGCGCCGGCCCCCGAGCCTAAGCCGGCCCCCGAGCCTGTCAAGGTGAAAGTGGGCGGCAAGGAATACACTCAGGCCGAGCTTGAGAAGCTTCTCTCGGATCGGGCCGCCAGGTCCGTGGCTCCCGCGCCGACCCAGCCCGCTTCTGCCCAAGCCTTCGTGCCGCCCAGCCCGGAAGAAATTGCGAAGAAGGAAACTGAGTGGTGCGCTAACTACGCTAAGGCGGAGAAGATTTCCTTCCCGCTCTCGAAGGACGAAATGGAGACGGTCCTTTCCGGTGGCGACGAAGCTGTGGCCCTGCTCGGGACTAAACTTACCGAGGTTTGTTCAAAGGCGGTCCTTCTGGCTCGCAAGAGTATCTATGACGACATGAACCCCACTCTGGCGCGCATCGAATCGAACCTACATCCCCTCGTGAACAACAATGTTCAAATAGAAGCGGTCGCAGCGGAGCAACAATTTATGGGGCTCTACCCGGACTTGAAGGGCCACTTGGATACCGTGCGTCAGGTGGGCGACGCGCTGTTGAAGCAATATCCTAACGAGTGCGCTGCCATGACGCGCGAGGCTTTGCTGGCTGAAGTGGCGTCACAGACAGACCGCATTTTGCAGACAGAGTTCAAGCGCTGGCAGCCCAACTCGGCAGGCACCTGGCGGGATGCGGGCAAGGCTGCGCCTGCCGCCAAGGCCACATCTGCCGCCAAGGCCACATTTGCCGCACCTGCCACGCCAGCGCCCGCTCGCGCGCCCATTCGTGCGCCGGCTTCTAATTCACCGGCGGGGTCCCTTGTGGGGGGAGCTTCGCCGGACTGGCAGAAGAGTGTCGCCAAGAGCTTGGCCGACTAGGGGCAAAGGGGTCGGCTCAGAATCCCTCCCTGGCTTTGGCCGGGGAGGGCCTTTTTACATGGTCGATGTTGTCTATATTTTAGGAAGGGGCAGCCCGAGCAAAGACCAGGAACTTCACTATTCTCTTCAGAGCGTGTGCAGGTTTCTTGGCGGCGTTCGTAAAGTCTTTTTTGTTGGCGCGTTCCCCCGCACTTCCCTTAGTGGTTTCTCTTGGGCCCATATCCCGCTTACCGACCATCACCGATTGCCCGCTTGTAATATCAATGACTGCCTGCGGGAAGCCTGCCGCGCCCAGGAAGTCTCGGAGACTTTTCTGCGCATGGATGACGACTGTATTTTGCTGAAGCCCCAGGCTGCGGAAACGATGCCTAGCTATTGCCGGGGCAGCCTGCGGGCGCACATCGAATGGTTCAAGACGCGGCCCGGGAACCCCTACGAGCAGTGTCTTCGTCAAACCGAGGCTTGGCTCAAAGCGCAGGCTTTCCCTCAGGTCAACTTTGAAATTCACGGCCCAATGCTTTTTCACAAACCGTCGTTGCTATCTATTCTTGATCGGCTGGACCCCACCGTCGGCTTTCTTACCCGCACCATTTACGGCAATATCTTGAAGCTGCCGGGAACTCAAATTTCAGATTGCAAGATTAGCGAGAACCTTTCTCCTTCTCAGCTGGTGGAGCGGACCAGAGGCCGTCCTTTTTTCTCTTTTGGGGACAAGGGGTTAAATCAGGCTCTCTGGTCTTTTCTGGACGGGCGCTTTAATAGCGGTCAACGAATCACAGCATGATTTACTACTTCAAACCCTACGACACGCGAGGTTTGGGTGTCGCCTACAATCGGCACTGCGAGCTTGTGCCGAACGACACCGATTGGATTTGTTTGCTTGACATTGACACGATGTTTTTTTCTTCGCAGCGTATTCAGGAGGAACTGGAAAAAGTCATCGCAGGCTTTCACCCGAAATTTGCCGCCTTCACCTGTGTTACCAACCGGGCCTTCCGCCGCAGCCAGCAGCAGCTTCAGCACATACGCGAAGAGCAGAACCTTGTGGCGCTGAAGCGGCGCGCGGACTGGCAAATAAAAAATCGCCAGGGGAGAGTGGAGGTATTGAGAACACCGCTCAATGGGCAGTTTTTATTTTTCCCGAAATCGCTGTGGCGGGCTTTTCCCTTTTCCGAGGTGGGCGGCTCGAAGGCATCTCCCGGCCACAGGATTTTAGGCATAGACACCGATTGGCGCGACCGGCTCTACGCGGCGGGCCTCCGCATTGGTCTCATTCACGCGCTGATGGCGGTTCACTTCTACCGCATGGATGACCCCCGAGAGATGGTGGGCCACCTGCCAGACGGCACGGCCTGGTGGAAAACGGTTTCTGCGCCGGGTTATGTAAAGCTCGCTCAGCGAAGTTAAGGAGAATAAGATATGAAGATTGAAGTCATAATGCGGTATTATAGAGACGAATTGTTCATCCCTTTGTTTATGCAGCACTACGCGCCTTGGGTGGAAAAAATCACTCTGTTGACGCACAAGTATCCCGACAACAAATTGGTTGAGCTAACCGGCCTGGCGCTGGTGAATGAAGAGGTTAAAAAGTCCGAAGCGGACTGGCTTATCGTGGCGGACTCAGATGAGTTCATATTCCCTAAGCCCTACGGCACCGACCCGAGAAAAGCGCTGGAGGCCGAGAAAGACGCGGAGTTCATTTTTTGTGAGATGCCCCGCGTATGGCGGCACACTTCAGACAAAGACCTAAATTTCTTCGCGCCACCCATCCCGCAGCGGGTTCACGGCCAGCTTTTGGACACTTACCCCAATGAGTCGAAGCCTATATTATTCCGACCGTCTCCGCACATGCTGGTGGGAATTGGGCATCATTCGATTCACTACCCCGGAGGGCGGCCCGGGAAAACGTGGGGAGGGGCTCACTGGAGAACTGCGGACCCGGTGTTTGAAGAGCGCATTCTTCGGGACCGAAAAAATCGGATTAGCGCGGGCGACCTTGAAAAAGGTTTCAGTGTTCACTATCAGGATTTGACCCACGAGCGTTTCGTGAAAGAGTTTAAGAGCCGTGAGTCGGACCCCGTCGTCATTGCGCTATAGTGAGCAGCATTTTTCAGAATGAATTTCCCTGTTGACAAAATCTTCGTTTTCGGATAGCTTGATAATTACAAGGTAATGGATTTTTAACCAAGGGAAAATATGAGCGCTGTTGCAGGATTACTCTCAAGCTCGAACGCCAATCAGGCGCTCGACACTAAAGCCGACCTCGTCGGCGAATACCAGGACACCATTCTGGTGCGTAACTCGAAGGGCATGAATGCGGGCAGCACCCTGTTCGGCCTGATGAGCCGGCTTAAAGCCGAGCCCGCCGAGAATACGGAATTTAACTGGTTCGAGCGCGACCCCGTGCGGCGTGAACTCGTTTCCGCCTCCGCCGCCGCTCCGGCGACCTCCAGCGCCGCCGGCACTATTACTTTTGCCGAGTCTACTGCCGGCGGCAACGCCTGGCCGTATTTGGCTCAAGGCCATGTCCTCCGCAACTCTCGCAGCGGTGAGTATGTTCTCGTGACGGATACGCCGTCCTCGAACGCTGTTAGTGTTTTGCGGTCGATTCATACGACCGACGTGTCCGGCCTGGCCGTCAATTCAAACGACGTGTGGGCGATTATCACTCTCGGCAAAGACGAGGGCGCGCTCCCTACGCGCGCAAGCTACGAAGAGCCGGAAATCCTTACGAATTTCGTGCAGACCTTTAACGCTGTTGTGGAACTGACCAACGCTTTCAAGGCTAACAAGCTGCGTTCAGACGCTGCCGGCCCGCTCAAGGCCCGCCGAATTCAGGCGATGGAAAAGATTGCCAAGGACGTTGAGGGCTCCTTCCTAATGGGCTGCAAGAAACGGACGGCTGGCTCAAATGGCTATGAGTATTTTACGGGTGGCATCAAAGACGCCATTGATCGCGCCGTGCCCCAGAATTCCCTCAACGGCGGCGGCGCTGCGGGCGTTAATCTCACGGTAGTTCAGGATTGGCTTCAGTCCTTTATGACGGTTGGCAGCGACGCCAAGCTGGCGCTCTGCGGCCCGAAGGCCTACAGCGTGTTCTCGACTTTTGCTAACCAGGCCACCAACGGTTTCCGCATAATGAACCAGGAGAATGTGTTTGGCATGAACATTACGGTCATCAATACGCCGTTCGGCGAACTTGATTTGGCCTTCCATCCTCTCCTCAAGGAAATCCCGTCCTTCGCGGATTGGGTGTTTGTCGTCGACCTCGCCCATGTTTTACAAAAGACGATGGAGCCGCTCTTCCTGGAGCCCAACATTCAGACCCCGGGCCAGGATTCCTACAAGGAACAGTTCCGCGCTAAGCTCGGCTTGAAGCTCCGCTTCGCTGAAGCTTTCGGTTACGCCTACGGTCTCCAGAATATTGTGGTTAGCGGCGGCGTGGGTGCCGAAGGTTCCTCAGGTCAAGGCTCCAGCGGTGACCTAATCACTGAGTCCCTGTAAGCTGACGTGGAAAAGCGCGTTGTAATGATTGGGGCAGCGCGGCAGATTGAACCTGCCGCCGTGGCTGGAGAAGAGAAGACTCCGGTGTTGCCCAAAACTCGGTGGCGGTTCGCAAAGTTGTTTGGCCCCACCGACCATATAAAGTTTCGAGATGGGTCCAGTTTTCAGTTTCGGCTCATCAAGCGCAGTGACGGTAATGGATATTTGCCGGGGTCCCGGTTGGACACCGACAACACAGACCTGGCGGGGAAATTACGAGCGGCGGCCAAGAACCCGGCGCTCGGGATAGTGGAAGTGAAAATGATTTAGTGAAAGGCAAAACTTATGGCTGACAATGTGAAACCGACCTATGCCAAAAGCTCTGTGAAGAGTGGTTTGGAAAACGAGAAGTATTCAACTCAGGTCCTTGACGGCCCGTATTCGAAGAAGAACGTAGAGGCCATCGAAGCTGAGAATACTGTCAAGAATTGCTCCGGCTCTGTGATGCAGAAGGCTCCCGGTTCTGTGGCCAAGTAGTTTTCCCAGTGACCTCGTGGAAGCTTTCACGCCGCAGGGGCTTTACGGCTTCCTGCGGCCTTTGCTTTTATGAGCCAAACATTCGCCCAGCTTAAAGCTCGTCTCGGTGTCAGTGTCCTCCGTGACGACCTCGCTCCCTTCTACGGAGACTACTTGAATGAGGCAATTCGGGAAACCGAAAACCGCCACTCTTTCGTCCAGATGAAGCGCCAGGTGGATGTCTCTGTCTACCCGCCGGCACCGCCCGTCGCGCTTGTTCCTACCGGACTCAGCCGCCTGCTTTGGAATGTTCCAAACGACGGCTATAATTTCCTCACCAACCCAAATCCCGAAGCAGACCAATATGCGACGCTTCAAGGGACGCCGGGGACTATATGCACCGTGACCTTCAAGCTGCGCGGCGACGTTGCGAATGTGAACTACAGTGAAATCTGTGAGGAGAGATATATACTCCCAACCCCGGTCAGTCGAGTTGTTCAATTCACTGGGCCTCTCTATGTTTCTAATTACCCCTTCACAAACGGGCTGACAGGAGGCGGGACACCCGGATACTATGGGCCTGTTGAGTTTCAATACTCCTTGACTATCTCTGACCCGCCTCAGATGCTGCTGGTAAACAACAGCCTGGTTACCGGCACCCTTCTTCCCCCCACAGATGGGGTTTATCCTCCCACTCCGTGGGCAAGCGATTATGGCATAACGAACTATGAGTTTTCCGTTCAGATAGCTGTTGGCGCAACCATTCGCCTGGCGTCGCGAGGCGGTCTCTACGACGGCCTTCTGCCGGCCTATGCCAGTTGTCCTGATAACGACCCCCCTCTGCTTTTAGCTCAGCCCTACAACGGCCAGTGGCTACAGCTTGACGTTGTCTCTATCGTAGTCAACACTCCAGCGGTCCCGATTCCGCTGGACCTGAACGAAAAGCAAACTGCCCCGCTGCCCTTAGACTTCAAAGAGCTTCAGAAGCGCGAAGCCGTTCAGTATATTACAGACGACGGACAATTCATACCGGCCGACCTCGTGACCGAGGAGCAGCAGATTCGCCGCGTCTGGGCCTTCGGCGGGACTCCTATCTGCACATGGCCCCCGCGTGTGTTCTTCGAGCGCACGGCGACAGGCGCTTTGCTGGGTGTCTTGGAGCCGCTCTCGCATCCCTTCAATTTCCGCGTCAAGTATTACGGCTATCTGCCGGACATGGTTGCCGACACCGACACGTCGCCTCTAGTGGACGCTTACCCGAAACTCATCCTCGCCAAGGCCAAAGAGATTGCCTTCACTGAAATCAACGATGAGATTGCCACGCAAGCCGAGATGGAGTTTGAAAAACGACTTGGGGAAGCCATACGTCAAGACTCCTACTCGGATGTTCGCGGCCTGGAAACTCGCCTATGAATGCCGAGGAAAAACGGGAGTGGATGCGTCTCTATATGCAGGAATACCGGAGTCGCGACCCCGAGGCTCAGCGAAGGATTAACACTGCGCAGAGCCGGAAATGGAGGGCTGCTAATCCTGATAGGGCTCGGTTCTTTGGAAGGGTTCATTCAAAGCGGTGGTGCGCCCAGAATCCGAAGAGGCGGAGGGAGGTTATGAAGGCGTGTTTGGCCCGTAATCCCCATATACGGCTTTCAAATATGGTGCGCTGCCGAATTGGCCGGGTGTTAAGGGGGACTCGTAAGTCCGACAAATCTTTTATTCTCGTGGGTTGCACTCCCGAGTTTTTGAAGCAGTATCTTGCCTCTCAATTTCAGCCGGGCATGTCGTGGGACAATCACGGCGCTTGGCATATTGACCACCGCAAGCCCTGTGCCTCTTTCGACTTGACCGACCCGGCCCAACAAAAAGCTTGTTTTCATTACACCAATCTCCAGCCCCTTTGGGCAGAAGAGAACTTGAGAAAAGGAAGCCGCTACGCGGCGCTTTAGTATGAACTTCGTAAGACCTCTTGACAAACGGCCCAATCGCGGGCTCTATCCCAGGTTCTCCCTACGGGCTCCGGCCAGCGACGGCGCGGGCGGCGGACATGTGGGCGTGTCTGGTGGCGGGCGCATTGGCGGGTCGAGTGGCGGGCGCAGTGGCAGTGGCAGTGGCGGCATTGGCGGGTCGAGTGGCGGGCGCAGTGGCAGTGGCAGTGGCGGCATTGGCGGGTCGAGTGGCGGGCGCGGTGGCAGTGGCAGTGGCAGTGGCGGCATTGGCGGGTCGAGTGGCGGGCGCAGTGGCAGTGGCAGTGGCGGCAGTGGTGGCAGCGAGACACCGACTGTGTTCCCTGTTACAGTCTCCCTTGCTCGCAGTACGACAGGGCAAAGTTATGGCACTTCTTATATCATCACGCCGGGCGACTCAACGCACAGTCTAACTTTGTCAAGCGATGCCGTTGTTAGCTCTTCCGCAGACGTGGGTGTTGATTGGGGATGGCAGCTCTATAACGACGAAACTGGGGACCTTGTTTGGTATGGTGGCGGCAATGGCGTGTCTGGAGGACCTGAAGGCGCTTGTGGTGCCCCCTTCCCGGTGCATGCTGATGGGGTTGTTGTTCCGTTAAACACCACTAGATGGAGACTGGTTCCCAGGCTCCGCATAACAGGCGCGAATTCAAATAGCTGTCCTTCTTCGGCCACGCTTACGGCGGACTACAGTTAGGCTGGCGATTTACCATGCGCCGCGCAAAACCAATCAGCGTTAGAGTCAAGGCCCCCACGCGCGGCTTAGTCACTCGTCTTCCCGGTGAACTGGCAGACCGCATGGCTTCGCAGGGCGGCATCGTTCCCGGCTCCCTTATACGCGCTGCGACAAAGGCTAGCAATGTGCGTTTTGAGGATGGTGTTGTCTGCACGGCTCCTGGTTACGAGGTTATCAGTCTTTCCGCTCCTGTGCTACAGGCCATTGTTGCCAGCTGGTCTATGGATGAGGCGACTGGAAACCGTTATGATGTGGCTGGGCACAATCACACTCTCGTTGAGGTTCTCGGGTCCTATGACGGCAGCGCGCCCGGCTCCAGCGGCGGCTCCAGCGGCGGCTCCAGCGGTGGCTCCAGCGGCGGCTCCAGCGGTGGCTCTAGCGGTGGCTCCAGCGGCGGCTCAAGCGGTGGCTCCAGCGGCGGCTCAAGCGGCGGCTCCAGCGGCTCAAGCGGTGGCTCCAGCGGCTCAAGCGGTGGCTCCAGCGGCGGCTCCAGCGGCCCCGGCTCAAGTGGTGGCAGCGTCGAAATAATCGAGGGCAGTTCTGGTGCTCCCGATCTCACTCAGTTCTATGTGGATTGGGATGCTCCGGTTGTTTTGACCGGGACGAATAACGGCACTATCACGGCGTCCCCAGGTATTGCCGCCACTTCTCAGTATACAAGTTTCACTTTCGACTTGCCGAACGGGGTTCCTCTTATGGGTTCTCGTGCGGTGGGTGACGAGTATGGCCACTTCACGTCGTCAGGTTATGCTCAGACTGTCCTCTGTCAGTTCGTTATTTACCACAATACGGGGTCTTTCCCCAGCGGAGCGAGTGTAATTATAGACATGACTCTAGGGACCGGCGGGTCAAAGACATTCTCTCACACGTATCCGCTTATAGACGGAACTCACTTTATAACTCTGGACATCTTGCCGAGTCCCGACAACGTGCCTTGGACTGGAGAGATTAGATTTCGTCTCGATACGGGTTTTTGTAATCCTTCGGCTCCCGATTGCGACGGGCTATGCGAGCTTAATTTCACTACGCCTTAGGCTGATATGACAACTGTTCTTCACGTCACTTCTCAAGCCGGAAAGTTCAACAAAGCTGCGTTCTTTCCCAGTCTGCCGAACTTCATAGCTGGCCCGGTTGGCCCGAGCGGCGGAAGTTTTACTTCCGGGAGTTTTATTTCCTCCGGCTCCTCGCCGTCGCTGTCAATCGTTCCACCGGGCTCCTATCCCGGCGATAGCTGGAATGACCTTCTCTGGTCTCCCGCTGTGCCGATAAGTGAGAAAGGTTCTTTTATATATTCGGCTCTGCCTAGCTCTGCCAGGAGTGCTGAAGCCACGTATGCCGGGCAGGCTCAGGTGAGCAGCGCGTTTTATGGTTTACACACTGCGAGCATCTACTTTGCCGCAGGCCGGGACGCCAACGTGCGCATTGTTGCCTCTGGCTGTGCCGGCCAAGTCCCGGCGGGCGGCGTTTACATTTCTATCTATACCTCGCGCGGCTCGCTGGCTACCTACAATGTTGGCGATGGGACCTTTGATGGGCCGTTCACCGTGCCTAATGGTGGGTGCTACGTCTATGTCAGTATCGGGTTTATTTTTGGGACTACCAGCACTTCAGTCGTGCCTCCGGCTTTCGCCGCTTCAGTGACTTTTTCTGACGTGGGCAGTATCGGCAGTATCGGCAGCGGCGGCAGCAGCGGCTCTGTTGGCAGCAGCGGCGGTGGTGCGTTGGATTGGAGTGCCCTTGCGTGGCCGTTCCCTGTGCTCACCTTGTCCGGCGGGTCGTCTGGAACTTTCACTCCCGCGAGCGCGCACGGGGACCGGGCCGTAGTTACTCTTTATCCGGCCAGCGCAGGCCAAGCCTCCAGCACCGCCTACAGCACCGCCACCGTCACCGCTCCCGGCCTTGGTGAATCGTGCAATATTCATCTAATCACGTCTGGCATGAGCGCTGTTAACGCCTCGGCTGTGATTATCAAGGTGAAGACAGGGCCGTCGTCTTTCTTCACCAAAACTCTTTCGGGCGCGCAAAACGGGACTGTTGACATACCGTTTTCCATGCAGAACACCTTAGGCGTTTCTTTTCCAGCCACGGTGTATGTCTATGCCCGTCAGGGTAACGGCGGCGCGCACATGATCTGTGACGTAACGATTGAGAATGTCTAATTATGGCTACTGGCGCGCCCTATCTACAGAACAGCGACTTGGCTCTCACAAATCTCAGCGATGAGTCTTTCACTGTCTCCCTCTGGCTACAGACTCAGGACTTGCTGGGCTTCGTGCCCGCGACCGTGCTGCTCGCGCCGGCCTGGGAGTTACGCCTCACTCATACGGGGCGGCTGTCTTTCTCAGTCTGGAACTCGGTTTCTTCGACAACAACCGGCGTTACAACCACAGACGACATCATCACCGGCGGCTGGAATTATATCTGCCTGCGTTACGACAAAGCAGCCTCTCAGATTTCTATTTTTCTAAACGGGGTCCAGGCCCATAAGGCTGTGGCCCAGACTCCCGATGCCTCTCTGTCTGCCCACACCACTAGTTTTCAGGTTGCTAATTGGGACCGGGAAGATATTGGCTCAGTGAGCGCGGCATTCGCTGTGGACCAGACGGCCGTCTGGGCGCGCGTGTTGACAGATGACGAGGTTGTCTTTCTCTACAACAACGGAGACGGCTTAACGTATCCCTACCTCGGGTCCGACTTCGACATGATTTTTCAGGGCAACCTTATCAACAGTGTCCCTACTCCTGTTGTCCTGGCAACGGGTTCAGCCCTATGGGCAGCTTCGCCCGACTACGACGACACCCTCCAGCAGTTTCAGCTTTCGCTTACTCAACTCTTTCCTTGCGCAAATCCTACGACCGGCCAGGTAAGGACACTGGGAGTGCCCGCTACGCCCGGCTATCCCTGGTTTGCCGACGATTTCTATGACAAGATTCTTTTTGCGCAGCACGACAACGTCGCGCAGTATTGGATACCCCCGCTCCCCTCAAAGGCTCTTGACTTGCCCGGGTTGCCGTCTGGCGACGATTCTTGCTGGGATGGCGTCGCGGCGTTTGCCGGACACGTCTTGCTTTGGAAAGAAGACCGGCTCAAGTGGAGCGACAAGGACGATTTTACGAATTACATACCAATCGCGGAGACTGCTGTCTCCGCAGTTTACACGCTCGGGGCTAACTTCAACCAGCCTGCGGCCGGCGACCCAACCGATCTCACCACTGGGAATTTTACAGTGATGCTGATAAACGACCTGGCCGTCGTGCGCAGCGTGAGTCTTCAGGGCGATCTTGATTTCGGCGTGTGCCCGCTTGGTAAGACGGCGGCCAACTCGCCTGTCCGCACTCTCAATATTCTCAACACGGGCTCGGCCACGGCAGACCTTTCTGTTACGAGTGTCACCATTACCGACATCGACCCTTCGATCATGTTGTGTGATTTTAAGGGCACGGTTGAGAAGCCCGTCGTTATCCCCCCTAATGGGTCAGCGTCGGTTAATTTCACATTTATTCCCGCGAGCGGTGTCTCATATAACGGCACGGTCACCATCACCTGTAATGCGACGCAGGGCACGTTTGTTCACGCTATTTCTGGTAGTGGGGAGGGTCAATCAAACATCATCTCCATTGTCAGTTGTTCCGGCGGCAATTCACTGGCCTTCGGGCTCGTGAAGGCGCAAAATGGCAGCCAAACGTTTCCGGTTACGAGCGCGTTTGTAATTCGTAATAGCGGAACAGCGCCGATGCTTATAACCAGTATCTCAACTCTTCCTTGCATAAGCTTAAAATGGACTTCTGGAACAATTGCCGCTGGAGGTCAGCAGATTGTCGAGGCGACTTTCACGCCGGATAAGATCACGAAAGGGTCGTCTCAGGATTACAGCGGAACTTTAACCATAACGGTTGGTAAGACTGCCAACGTAACGGTCACAGGTCAAACAACCGTGGATGTGACCGCCTCCGCCCAGAAGGTTCTTAACGGTCACGAGGTTTTTATGACTGACCGGGGCACCTGCCAGTTCCAGAGCGTGCCGTCAAATACGAGCGTGACGGGAACAATTTACGTTTACCGCCTCGACGCCGCATCTGGTAACATCAAGATAACCGGCATGACACCCGCCTCCGGCTTTTCTGCGACGGTTCCCAGCGATAATCTTAAGCAAAACGCAGGCGGGGTCTGCGAGAGTTTTCAGCTTACTTACACCCCATCCGACTCGGATTCGTCGGGGGGTCAGGTCCTCTCTTTTACTTTCACCGGCTCGCCCAGCGGCGTAGGGTCTGTCGCGGTAACTACCAGCACCCAAGTCGGGGGCGCGTCAATCCTGCTTTCTGGCAGCCTTGATTTTGGCTCGGTGCCCGTCGGCAGCAATATCACGTCTCTGCTGACGATTACGAACAACGGAATGCTCCCCGTAATCATATCTTCGATTTTACCGCCCACGGGGTTCACTGTGGGCAATTCCGCCGCTACACTTGCTCCAGGCGATGTGGAGAATGTTTCGGTTACGTTCTCACCCACAGACGCCATTCTTTATAGTGGTATTTACTTGACTGTCAACTCAGATGCGGACGAACAAGCGATAAACTTTCCGGTCTCCGGCAATGGGTTTACCCTCCCAGCTTCTGTTGACCTGGTAGCAAATCAAATTGTCTCGTTGGAAGACCCGCGCGACGGGGTTGTTTACTACAACTATTATACGGTCGTGAGCATGACCGGGACCTCGCTTGTGCTGCAACTCATGCCGCTTACAGGGGCCACGCCGCAGGGGCAGCCCATCTCTGCGGCGGACGGAAAACAGTTTTTCACGCTTGACGCCAACGAGGCGGGCGAGACCCGCGTGGTGGGCTCGCTGATGAACGGCCCCATTCTCCGCGTGCTGCCGCAGGGCGATTACGCCTACATGTTCAAAGAGTTCTCGATTCAAAGTGTGCAGTATACAGGCCTGGGAGCGGGCACCTTCTTCATCCACAATGAAGTTCACGGCGAGGGCCTGCTTGCTCGCGGCGCGCTGTGTGATAGGTTCGACGGGACTCTCGTGTTTCTTGGCCACAAGGAGCTTTATTCCTATCAGGGCGGCCCCAACCTCACTCCGGTATGCCAGCAAGCGACGCGGCAACTTTATAAGGAGCTTGACCGCAACCGGCTCGGCGAGATTCGGCTTTTCCACAACGACCCGCGCAAAGAGATTTGGGTTCAATATCCCATAGTGGGTGGCTTCCGAGTTTTGATTTGGAACTACGTCGAGGACTCCGCGACGATTGACGACTACGACCCGAGCAAGGAATTCACGGCGCTGGGCATGGTGGAGTGGACTTCAACCTCCACTGGGGAAAGTCTCGGCCGTGTTCCTATTCTGGCGACCACAGATGGTGAGCTTCAACTTCACGGCAGGGTTTACAACCGCGACGGTGACGGCTATCTGGCCTTCAGTGAGACAATGGACTATGACATGGGCGACCCAGATCGGTGGAAGTATGTGGACGTGGTGGTCCTCGGTCTTCAGGTCCTGGAGGAGACGGACACGCCGCGCTTGATGACGGTGCAGGTTGGCACCCGCCCGTCGCTCAGTGGCATAGACAACTCGCCGGGCGACGCAGGCCCAATTACCTGGACGGCTCCGAAGACTGTCCTGGTGAATGGACACGCCACGGTGCCTGTCAAAGTCAATCCCGGCAGCGGCTCAGGTCGGTTTATGCGTGTGCGGTTTTCCAGCGCGGACGCCGATGTCCAATGGCGTGTTTCGTCATTTGAGCTTCACTGCCGGCCTGGTGGCACCTACTAAATATGAAAACAGTAATTACGCTTCCGCCGACGCCGAAGCCTGGCCGTAACTTGCAAGAGTTTATCCAATCAGTATCTGTATGGACTCGTCAAGCCGAACAGGCTATCCGAAAAATAGCGTCCAACGTGGATAAGAACGCCCAGGGCGGAGGAAGTTCATAGCGGTGAGTTTTCAACCCGAATCAGCTTTTCAGGAAATGGCGCTTAGCAACCTCGACGCGCTGGAGTTTCTGCGCGCCTTCTACATCTGGGCGCACCTGCAAGATGATTTGATTGACCGGGACAAGCCAGTAGATATAAAGCTGGCGGTCTGGTCTCCCGCGAACATGATCTACGCTGTGAGCAGCCCGTTTTTCCAGAAGCACAAGGACTTTCTAATGCCCGTCATTTTATTGAGCGCCATTGCGTTTCTCGCCTCAGAGGCCCGTAAGGCTAGTCCAGACATTCTTGAGCGCATCACCGCGCAGGTTCTCAAGTCCGAATACTTGAACGTCTTTCTCGCCGTCTGCTTTTGTGTCGGGGGCTGGGAGCACGCGGCGGCGATGTCGGCGAAGTATCGGGAATACAGTTTTGACGATGAGCCGGTGCGGGGAGCCAATAAAGGGCTTGATTTAACAACCAAAGTCGGGTAGTTTAGAGGAAAGGGTTTATATGGGGGGTTTTACATCTAGCACTCAAACTCAAAACAACACTGGCAAGTGGGAAGACCCCTATGCTAACGTTGCCGGCGCAGCGGCGCTGCGCAGCCAGCTTTTCAACTATCTTGGCGGCTCAATGGGCCAGGCGAACCAGGCCGGCCAGCAATACGCCCAGGGCTTACAGACGGCTGCCGCTAATCCTGGCTGGCAGACTGCGCAGACAAACGCGCAAAACAACGCTGCCGGTGACTATTTGAACGGAAGCCCTCAGTTAGACCAAGCAATGGCCTACAACCGGGCTGCCGCGCAATCCTCTGCCGCAGACCAGCAGGCGCGCATCAAAGACCAATACGCCAAGAACGGAATGCAATTTTCAACTGCCGGCCAAGAGGCCCAGCAGTCTACCAATGCGGCGGCCAACGCGTCGGCCAATGCGCAGGATGCGCAGATGAAGCTGCAAAACTACACGAGCGAGCGTGCAAATCAAAACGCGGCCGGCAGCCAGCTTGCTCAGGCGACGGGCGCGCCGTTGCAGTATTTAAGTGCCGTTCCCGGGGCCTACTCGTCTGGACAGAGTCCGTATGCCAGCACGCTTGGCGGCTTGGTTAGCGGCGGCTCCATGTATACGACTAGGTCAAGCGCTGAAGACAATCCGAGTCTGATGTCGAGCGTTCAAAGTGGAATGGGCGGGCTGTAATTCTATGAGTGATTTGCAACAGCCTTCTGGGGATTTAGAAAGCGATTTTAATTCCGCAAACAACCCCGCACAGGGGCCGGGGTTTTGGCAAAAGTTGGGCGCTACCGGCAGCCAGCTTGCTCAGGCGACGGGCGCGCCGTTGCAGTATTTAAGTGCCGTTCCCGGGGCCTACTCGTCTGGACAGAGTCCGGATGCCAGCACGCTTGGCGGCTTGGTTAGCGGCGGCGGCGCTGAAGACGATCCGAGTATGATGTCGAGCATTCTAAGTGGACTGGGCGGGCTGTAATTCTATGAGTGATTTTTCTGATTCATCCGGCTGGCCTGACCCGGGTAATAATTATCCCGATGCGCAATATGACACTCCCGCACAGGGGCCGGGGTTTTGGCAAAAGTTGGGCGCTACCGGCACGCGGTTTGCGCAAGCCGGCGGGGGTGCGCCCGGCTTAGTGGCTGCTATTGCAGGACCGCAGCCGCCGCAACAGTCGCCGCAACAGCCTTCTGGGGATTTAGAAAGCGATTTTAATTCCGCAAACAACCCCGCTTCTTTTTGGCAGAAACTTGGAGCCGCAGCGAAGTCGGGTGGTGGCGGCGGGGGCGGTGGTGGGGGCGGTGGTGGGGGCGGCGGCGGCGCGGCTCTTCAGGCACCAGGCGGCGGTGGAGGCGTTTCTTCCGGGCAGTCGACTCAACCCACCGCGCTGGGACCCTGGCGTCCAATGACTCAAATGGCTCGGGGATCGTTTTAACTTATGAGTGCCGCTTCAGACAATGCCCAGAGTGCCGCAGGGATGCGGGCCGCCCTAACGGGAATCGGCGACTTCATTTATCGCCAGCAGGTGCAGCGCCCTCTTCTGGAAGCCCAGACGCAGGGCACGCAAGCCCAGACGGCTGAGACTCAAGCACGCACCGCCGGCATGAACTTACTGAACCCTCTCCAGGGTCAAGCGCTCACGACGCAGAATAAAATGGCTGGTATGCAGGCCGACCAGATGGCTACGCAGAATTTTTTGCAGAATCAACTGGGCGCGCCTCCGCCGATACCTCTAGACCCGACGGATAACGCAGGGGACCTGGACCCCAACGCGCCCGTGACCGCGCCGAAACCGGCTCCGGCTACGGATGCTGCTGCTGCTGCTGCCACGACTCCTCCGGCCAAGCCGGCTCCCGCTCCCGCTACAAAGGCAGCCAAGCCGGCTCCCGCTACAAAGGCAGCCAAGCAGACAGACCAGGAGCCTACGGACGCATTTACTGCGCCCGACCCCGGTCTGGAAACGCCAGAAGATGCTCAGGGGCCGTCTGAGCCGGAACTAGTCTCCGCAGGGCCAGCTATGTCAAAGCCGCTCTATCCGGGCGACCAAGGCATTCCTCTCGCGCTCGGGCAGCAACCACAGCCCCGGTCACGTTTTCAAGGCATTACCCCTTCTGCTTCTGTTCTCCGCCCCAGCGCGACGGCGGTTTCTGACTACAATTCCGGGACTTCAGCGTCGCCCACGGTTCGC